GTGGAGGTAATCCTCAAATAGATGCTTGGTTAGATTGGTTAAATAATTCGGTAGGAGCTATAATGTTCGTAAACGTTAGATCAGCTGTGCTGCAGACTATATCAACTGTAAACTATATGAACTGGCACGACAATAATCCATTAAAAGCAGCTAAAGCTTTTGCAAATCAAAAACAATTTTGGTCAGATTTTTCAATGATATTTAATTCTGATTATTTAAAAGCTAGAAGAGGTGGATTACAATTAAATGTACAAGAATCTGAAATTGCTGAACAAGCAAAAAAGAAAGGTGTAAGAGGAGTTATTAGTTATTTATTAAATAAAGGTTTTATATTAACAAGAGCTGCAGATAGTTTTGCTATTGCAAACGGTGGTGCAGCAATGTATAGAAATAGAGTTAATACATATTTAAAACAAGGTAAAACTCAGCAACAAGCTGAACAAGATGCTTTTTCAGATTTTATGGAATTAACAGAAGAAGCACAACAATCATCTAGACCTGACAGAATATCTATGGAACAAGCTGGTCCACAAGGTAGAGTTATATTAGCATTTGCTAACACACCAATGCAGTATACTAGATTAATGAAAAGATCTGTACAAGATTTAGTTAATAAAAGAGGTGATGCAAAAACAAATATGTCTAAATTAATATACTACGGGGCTGTTCAAAACTTTATCTTTAACGCAATGCAACAAGCTTTATTTGCATTAGGATATGATGATGAAGAAGAAGAAGAAAAAATAAAAGAAAAATATCAAACTACAGCAAATAGTATGTTAGATTCGATATTAAGAGGTACTGGTATGGTTGGTAATGCTGTAATGGTTGCTAAAAACTTTGCGATAGATATTGCTAAAAGAAGCAAAAAACCAAAACCAAATTTTGATGATGCAGCGTGGAAACTATTAGATATATCTCCACCTTTAGATTCAAAAGTAACAAAAGTAAGATCTGCTTTATATTCATTAGAATATGATGAATTTGATGAAATGGCTATGGCACAAACCATATCAGCATTTACAAACGTTCCAGCAGATAGAGTTATAAGATTATATCAAAGTGTAAGAGCTGCTGTAGCAGAAGATACTGAAGCTTGGCAAAGAGTAGCTCTATTATTAGGTTGGAATACCTGGGAGTTAGGTATAAAACCAGAAGACGACATTAATATATCAAATGGTGGTCGTCTTTCAACAAGAAGTAGTAAAAGAGGTTCAAGAAAATCAACAAGATAATTATGGCAAAAGACGCATGTTATAACAAAGTAAAGGCAAGGTACAAAGTATTTCCTTCTGCATACGCTAGCGGAGCTATCGCAAAATGTAGAAAAGTGGGTGCCGCTAACTGGGGTAATAAATCTAAAAAGAAATAATTATGGCAGATCAAAAAGTAAAGCCACATAAAATGTATTGTAAAGATGGATCAGTACATGATGTAAAAACTTACAAAGAGCATAAAGCTTTAATGAAAAAAGGATGTGGTCATAAAAAACCTAAAGATGGCAGTAAGGAAAACTAAAAAAGGTGCACAACTTAAACGTTGGTTTAAAGAAAAATGGGTTGATGTAAGAACCGGTAAGCCTTGCGGTAGAAAGAAAGGTGATGGTAGAGGTGTACCATATTGTAGGCCTAGTAAAAGAATATCAAGTAAGACTGTAAAAACAGCAGGTGAAATGTCAGCTTCTGAAAAAGCAGCTAAGATAAGAGAAAAGAAATCATTAGGTCAACCAGCAGGTAAGCCAAGAAGAGTAAAAAACGTTAAAAGAGGTAAAAAATAGGTAATTAAATATATCATATGGCAACAGAAATTTCTCAAGATACTCAATTAAAATTAGACCTTAAAACAATTGGAATAATTGTAGCGGGAGCAATATCTCTTGCAAGCATGTACTTTGTAATGGCTGCTGACATAGAAGAAGCTAAGAAGTTACCCGTTCCTCCTGTTGGTGAAGTTGAATTTAAATATAAAGACGAAATGGTTCGTAAAACAATTGAATTAACTCAAAAAGACGTAGAAGCAATAAAATCTGATGTAGAGTCTATGAAAATAACATTAGAAAAATTAGATTCAAGGCTTTACGAAATATCTCGTAACTAATGAAAAAAATTACTTTAATAGATATTATATTGCTTATTTTTATGTTGGTTGTTGTAAGTCAAGTTACATATTCTCAATATAAAGATGGTATATCAGTAGTACAATTTAGTGCTGAGTTTGTAAAAGAAAATGAAATATCATTAAAAAAATTTAATGATCATAATACACATTTATTTTATTTAAGTAAACACAGTGAACATTTTACAAAAGAAGAAATAATATATATACCAACTGTTATATTATTTCATAACGGTGAACAAATATTAAAAATTGAATCAGGTGTTACATTAAAATTACCTGAAAATACAGCGGATAAAATAGAAAACGCTATTGACGAAATTTTAGAGAATACATTTTAACATATGAAAAAACTACTATTAGCACTTTGTTTATTAATTTCATTTAATTCAAACGCACAGTTTTTAAAAGAACTATATAAAGACTTTTTAAAATATGGCACGTTTTATGTAGCAGGAGATGCTTCAAATGCGTACGAACAAACATATAAAGATTACTTTGTAGAAAGACCCGCAGATGGCGATTTATATGGTATACCAAGAGTAATTGATGTAACTGACTATTATCCAATGGATTACCGTATTGGCGTAGGTTTTAGAAAATTAGCTAGATTTGGTTATGAAGTAAAAGCTAAAGAATATTATGATGGTACTGAAAATAATAAATCGTTATCAGCACCAACATCATCAGTTAAAGGGCTTGAATATTTATTTCATTATGAAAAAGAAAGAGATAGAGGAGAAGAGTTTTTTAATTCAAGATTTTTTATAAGACACGTAGGTAAATATCATATTGTTAAATTAGAACAACGCGAACAGGGTAATGTTGGTTTTAAATATCAATCAGCTGAAGTAAGAGGTAGATTACCAATAGGTAAAAAGTTTAGTTTATCAGCCGGTGCAATATATCGTACACATCAAACACCATATGGTTATAATCCAATTGAAATATGGTTAAATGAAACAGAATCATTTATTGATCCAGATGGGAATGAAATAGAATATCCTAAAAATCCCTGGTATACACTTGGGTATGAATATGGGTATACTGATAATTTTACTAAGTATACTGATATGAATACTAATGAAGAAAGGTTTGATTGGATATGGAAAGATGCCGATGGCAATATTGTTGCTTGGAGTGATAGAGATTTCCGTAATAGCATATTTGGTGATTTAATGAACTTATATAATAGAGAGCAATGGGATTTATTAGACGCTTTTGGTGAAGTTGCACCAGTAGTTGGATTTGATTTTTATCATTATCGATCTAACTTTTGGCTTCATGCTTATGGTAATTACATATTACCTTACCATCAATATATTGTTGGTGATGAAAACGTAAGTTATTTAAATAGAAACAACTGGGGAAAAGGTGGATTAATAGAAGATTCACAATTAGAGCAATGGGATGACTATCAAGCTGGAATAATATTTGGCTGGAAATTAAGCAAAGCAATAGGAATATTTGCTGAAGGAGAATATACTAAATTTTGGGATTCAGAAATTTATAATTCTTCCGTAGGCATAAACTTTACATTTAGATAAAAATATGGCAACACAAATTGGAGAAGATACTCAAGTACAACTTGACCTTAAAACGATTGGAATGATCGTTGGAGGAGCAATCGCTTTAGCGGGGATGTGGTTTACTTTACAGGGTGATATTAAAGAATTACAAAATGCAAATAACCCTGAAGAATTTGTAAAACAGATGGAATTCCAACTGAAAGACGAATTAATTCGAACAACAATAATACAAATTGAAAAGTCTACTGAAACGCTAAAAGAAGATATACAAGAAAATAAAGAGCAAATAGAAAAAAACACAGATAAAATTTACGAACTATCAAGATGAAAAATTTAATTACAATTATATTAATAATGTTTGCATTCGTAGCAAACGCACAAGACATAACTTTACTACACGTTAATGCAAAATGGAATCAATCAAATGACTATAACTTAAGAGGTATACGTCATGCAAAAGTTTTAATGGTTAATTTAGAAGATCAAAGCGCTGAATTAAAAGCACAAATTAAAGCTGTACCTACAATTGTTGTAATAGGTAAAGATGGCAAACCAAAAGGTCAATGGCAAGCTGATTTATCATTTAAATTAACTGTACCAAGAGAAGAAATACAAAATAGAATTAATTTTCTTTTATTTGGTGAAAGTAAAAACTAATGAAAAATATAAGTGAACACATTAGTTATAGTGAAGGTGTGTATAGTATTACAGCAAAAAGATTAGGAATAGACAACACACCAAATAGCTATCATTTATCTAATATGGAGTTATTAGCAGAAAAAATATTTGAGCCTCTTAGAAAGCACGTAGGAGGTCCTATAAAGATCAATTCATTCTATCGTTCGCCTGAACTTAATCAAGCGATTGGTGGGAGTTCAAAATCGCAACATTGTAAAGGCCAAGCAATTGATATTGATGACACATACTCTTATATGAGTAATGCCGATATGTATAGATATGTAAAAGAAACTTTATCATTTGACCAAATGATATGGGAATTTGGAGATGGAGTAAATCCTGACTGGGTACATATTAGTTATGTAAATGAAGATGATAATAGAAATAGATGTTTAGTAGCTTATAAAGACGATAATAATAAAACAAAGTATAAAACTATATAATGAAACTATGGAAAATTGTCCTTTTTGCGGTAGCTGTACTTGTCACTAGTTGCTCAATACAGCCAAAACCTAAATTACAAATTACTCACGTATTAGCTGTAACACATGAAGGTGATACTTTAAAATTACCTATTGATGTTATAAGACCTGTTAATTATAGAATTATAAATTATAGTTCAGGATATGGTTATGGGTGGAATAACTGGTATAGACCTTATTATCATAATTATGTTCCGAGTTATGGAAACAGTGGTAGAGGTAGTAATAACAATAGCAGTAGTAATGCTGGTAGTAGTAAAAATAACTACGGTCAAACACCTAATCCTAAATCTGTTCCAAGTACAGATAGATCTTCCAATTCAGCAACTGTCAAAGAGCCAAGGAAATAAAATTATTGTTTAGATTGTGGTAAAATTTTTGATATTTTAGAATATCGAGGAGCAGTCTTCATTATTTTTTGTCCTTGCATCCAACCTGTATAAGGAACCTTCCCCACACTTAAATCACTAAGCATATGCCAATTTATTAATCCTCTTCTTTTAAGAGAGCTCATATATTGTTGTTCCATATCTTTATCATGTGCTGGTCTGTTTAACACATATACTGGCAAATGCCAACTATGTGGATCGCAATTACTAACTTTACCACGTTTGTCTTTGGGTCTTGCTTTTATAGTTTTAGCAAAGAAATCAAAACCTATAAGATCAATACTTTTATATGTTTTTATTTTATCAATAAACCATATAATACTTATAAATCCTGCACTAGGTCTATAATCATTTACACCTAATAAATCTTTATCAAACTCTTTCATTATTTTAACTAATTCATCATCAGAATACATTTGTGTATATTTAGGAAAATCTTTTGGTAATCTATCTTCTAATATCCAGTCTTTTAATTTTAAATTTCCTCTACATCTATTAATTAAAATTTTAGTATTTTTAAATTTACCATTAGTAAATTTTTTTTTTACATTATTATATGATGGTGCTCTAAACTGCCCTGTAATCCATATATCACATTTAGTACCTAAAGATTCTTCTTGTAAAGGTGTAGCTTCAATAGCTCTACCAAATCTTACAACAATATCATATTTATCAATAAACTTTGCAAGTTTATGATTCATAATCTCTACAGAGTTACCAACAAATATAATACGTTTATTTTTTACAAACTGTTGTATACTTTCCACCATTCTTCTGATAGTTCACCATTTTTATATTCATCAAACCAAGGCCCACCATTTGTATAATGTAATGCTTTAGCATTTTTGCAATCATAATGTCCAACTAAACAATTAAAATCTTTAGGTATTGAACCTATATTTTTTTCATTAATAAAATGAAATTCATGTAGCTGTGCAGGTGTTGCATTATCTAAATATTCTTTTGTTAATTTATTTTTAAATTGATCACATCTAAATACCATTAATGAACTCCAGTTCTTTTTTGGATATGATTTGTTTTGTATACCATTCATTTTGTTAGATTCTGCTTCATAATCATCATGCTTAACAACTGCCATTGGCTCATTACCATTTACATATCTTCTTATGTTTCTTGGATCACCCTTCCATAAAAAATCATTATCACAAAACATAGCTATTCCTTTATAATTACATAAAAAAGGTACATAAAATCTTGTAAAAGAAAATTCTGTAGATTCTCCTTCTACATCTTCTCTGCCATATATACCAGCTTTTATTAATGCAGCTTTATCTAAATAAGTAATGTCTGCTTCTGGCCAGTAATTTAATATAGACTGCTTACATACTTTTGTAGCGTCTTTGTATCTTGAGTCGTGTCCTATAAATATTCTCATTTTATACTTGTTTACCTGATGTTCTTCTGTTTATATCATCGTGATTAAATTCAGCCCAATATAATTCAAAAGCTACACCATTTTTTAATCCTTCAAATTGATGGAACTTACCAGGTTTGACCATAGTAAAGTCTCCAGCTTTTAATATTGTTTCGTCAACAAGACCTTGATCATCTTGCCATACTCTTACGAGCATTTCACCGGATTCAACAAAAAATCCGTTCCATTTATATTTATGTTCGTGTTCTGAACATTTATATCCTTTATTAAATTCTATTCTGTGAAATTCTAATACACCATTTTTATGTATCATCTTGGTATTACCCCAAATTTTACCTGCTTTCATTTTTATTTACTTATTGGTGACCAAGGTTCTTTAACATTCATATCAAATTTTTTATTTATATCATAGTACCATTTTTTATATTTTACTGAATCAATAATAACTAAATTATTTGGTACTTCAAACCATTCTCCGTCTGGCATTATAAAAGCAACATAACCAACTTTTACTTTTGGTGGTGGTGGACATTCCGGGCAGGAATCAATATTATTTGTAAATAATATTAATACTAAATATATTATTAAATTTTTCATAGTTTATTAAAATAAGGTTTAGACCAATTAGCTTTATTCATAAGTCTAGCTTGACTTTGAATTTTTTGTTTTTGTTTAGGTTGCCAATTAATCCAAACAGGTCTTTTGTTTTGTTTATTTGTAGTTACTTTAAATTTTTCTAATGTTTGATTTGGTTTATTTTTAAAGTGTATACTTATTAATATTCTTGGTCCAATAGTATCAACTTTATGATATTGATATTGTGGAATGTATAGCAAATCGCCTGGTTCTAAAATAAACTCTTCAGCTATTTCATTTGGTTTAGCAGGAGCAAATTCTTTATATACAGTCCATTTAGTTTTACCTTCGGTATGAAATAAAAAGTTTTCAGTACCATCTGCATGAGCAGGAAATGATTTTGAATTAGCTTTAGGTGAAGCATATACATTTGCTTGACCGTGACCAAAATACTTTTCAAATTCAAAACATATATCAACTAAACTTTCTTTTTCATATTCAACAAATGGTATAACAAAAGTTCTATCTTCGTTAGTCCATTGTTTATACATTTCTTTTTTAGATAAAAGTATTTCTTGTAATTTATTATTTCTTACTTTATCTAAACACCATCGACCATCGCCTTCTTTACGATAATCAATAATTTGCAAACCTTTTACATGAGGGTATCTATTTAAATAATTATTAAAATCATTCCACGTAAATAAATCTTTAAATTTATTTCTTCTAATTATTAAATGTTTTTTACCCCAATAATTTTTAAAAAAGTTTGCTACGCCTACAGGCTCTAATATATTTTCTAATGTTATTTTATCCATCGCATGCTAAACAGTTTTCATCCATAGCTTGTTCGGCAATATCACCTCTAAGTACAGATTCGGTTCTCATATAATATAATGTTTTAATACCTTTTTTCCATGCTTCCATATGAACTCTATTAATCCATTTTGGTGTTGCTATTGCTGGAAACGCTAGGTTTAAGCTAACACTTTGATCAATATATTGTTGTCTTATGCCAGCTTGATTAACTAATTCCAATTGATTAATTTCTTTAAAAGTTTTAAATATTTCTTTAACAGGTATATCATGAGGCCCGTGTGTAATACTATCTAATTGTTTTAAGCCTTGTATAGATCCACCATCTTTTAATATTTTTAACCATATCCTTTCGTTATCTATCTTATGTTTTCTTAAGATTTTTTTGAGCGTTGGGTTTTTCCTGATGAAGGTACCTTTTGCTGATTGCTCAGTGAAAACATTAGCCGCCCACGGCTCAATACCTGGGCTGACGTTTCCACTAAGCTTAGAGTTAGAGACAGTAGGAGCAATAGCGCGTAGATGGGTATTACGTAAACCAGTACCGACACACCAAAGAGGTTCTCCAAAAATTTCAGCCAAAGCTCGTGAAGCTCGTTCAGACTCGATTTTAATTTGTGAAAATATTTTTCTTGTTTCATATTGTGATAATAATCCTTCAAACGGTAAACCTTTTTCCTGTAAATATGTATGCCAGCCTAACACACCTAATCCTAATGCTCTACCTTTTTCAGCAGATCTAACAGAATTGTGGAAGCCAACTTTACCTTTTGACTTTTGTATAAATTCTTCTAAGACGCCATCTAAAAACCAAGTAGCGTCATATATTAAATTAGTTCCTTTCCATTCATCGTACTTGGCTAAGTTTAACGATGATAAACAACAAACAAATGAATGAGATTCATCTGTGTGTAATGTAATTTCAGAACATATATTTGTCATATGTACTTTTAATCCGTGTTTTTTGTAAGCATCTGGATTATTTTTGTTTGTATTTCCCTTAAATAAAATATAAGGCTCTCCAGTTGCTTTTCGCTTTTGTAATAGCTTTCCCCATAATTTTCTTGCATCTTTATCACCTGCATCAAGTTTTCGCATGAACTTATCGCCGACCACAGCGCACTGGTGTAAGTTGAGCGATTGACGATTAATGTCTCCTTTAGGTTCACGTATTTCCAACCAGTCTTCATT